TCAGGTTACTCGTCTATGCGGGAGTAGCCATAGCGGTGTGGAGATTGGTATGGGTACTATGGCGCAACTGGCGCAAGGGTGATGAACGTCCTCTTAGTATAGAAACAAAAGTCAAAGATAAGGAATAGATTATGATGAATGGAATTTCAAGCAAGGTCGGTGTAGGTGCTGCTGCTGGTGCGGTGACTATTGTGCTGGTGTGGATCGCCAACATGCTAGGTCTGGATGTACCTGCTGAGGTAGCGAGTGCAGTGACTGTATTGATTACAGCCGTTGTTGGTTGGCTAACTCCCGAAACTGCTACCATTGACAGCGGAGAATAACCCCTATATAATTAAAGTATAAACACCGGCCCCTCTGTTTGCCGCCGACGCTCTGTCAATGGCAAGTCATGGGCCGGTTTTCTTTGCTCTTTGGCACTTCTAGTGTAGAATGGAGATTGTGCCAACTTTAAGGAGTTTAACTCATGGCCAATAGATTGATCACGGAACTAGAATTAGAAGCGGTAGCAAACCTCAGTAGCAGAGAAGCGGCGAAGATTCTGGGAGTAGGAAAAAGTACGATCAATGATTACAGAGCTAAGAAAGCCATCACAGTTAGACCAACAGTAAATAGTACATTAGCTCCTGCTTGGCCCGTCATCCAACAGGCTAAACCTGTTGTTGTGCAATATAAGCCCGCTGTAACGCGGCCTGCTACCAAGTCTGAATGGAAAACTGCTGTGGTTTTTCCCGATCCTCAGATCGGCTTTAGACTTTATGAGGATGGAACTCTCGATCCCTACCACGACACTAAAGCTATGAGCGTAGCACTCTCTGTGCTGGACTATGAGCAGCAGCAGAACGGCGTAGATCAGCTTGTTAATCTGGGAGACTTCCTTGACCTGCCTTCTCAGGGCAAGTACGCCCAGGAAGCCGCCTTTGCTAACACAACGCAATTGGCTATTGATTACGGTCATGTGTTCTTAGCCAAACAGCGTGCTCTGGCTCCTAATGCTAAGATTATTCTGATTGAGGGAAACCATGACCGTCGTTTGCAGAATTTTGTTGAACTCAATGCCCTCTCTGCTTTTGGTCTGCGCCGTGCTGGGCTACCTGATACTTGGCCCGTTATGTCTTTACCTTATCTTCTTAGGCTTGATGAGCTTAATGTAGAATACATCGACGCCTATCCTGCCGGTGTTCATTGGATCGCAGATGACCTTCGCGCTATTCATGGTGACAAGGTACGCTCTGGTGGAAGCACGGCGGCAGCATACACGAATGCTCTGCCCCACATCAGTACGGTGTTCGGGCACACACATCGGCTGGAAATCCAATCTAAGACCACCTTTGACCGTATGGGTAAGATTCGCTCTATGGCGATCAGTCCGGGGTGCTTGTGCCGTACTGACGGTGCTGTTCCTTCCGTAAATGGCGCTATCGGTATTGATGGTAGACCTGCTCAGGAGTTCGAGAACTGGCAGAACGGTATCGCTGTAATCAAATATAAGGACAATGGTGAATTCTTCGTCAACCTTGTTCAAATTGATGGTGGCAAAACTGTTTATAATGGTGTAGAATTCAGAGCATGAGTGATACAGCCATTAAAAAGTGCCGGTGCACTAACGAACTTGACTATGAAATGTCAGAGAACCTAGATCGACCACTGTGCAGCCATTGTGACAAACCATGTATGCTAGGTAAGGGCTGTTCGTTGTGTAAGATTCTGAATGATTCCGATATAGATGCTGCATATTATGGCTATGATTCCTAAGAATAGTATGCTACAATAGAAGTTCATAATTTGATCGTCCTTGGTGTAACGGTAGCACAGCGGCCTCCAAACCCGCCAGTTTCAGTTCGAATCTGAGAGGACGTGCTTGCATTCTGATTTTGACTATGCTAGAATCAGGATAACAACTGAATATGGGCCTGTAGCTCCAATGGTAGAGCGGGTGCTTTGCAAGCACTAGGTTGAGAGTTCGAATCTCTCTAGGTCCACAAACAACCGGGGGCACTCGGTTGGAGCATGGCTGAACAACGCTCTCTCGGGAGTCGCGTAAGGCACATTCGGAGAGTAGCTCTCTCGCTTAGCAGCAAACGAATGGTCGGCTGAAGGGGTACTATTGAAGGACACCCGAGCGGCCGTGGTGGTAAAAACCAACCCACCTGCTCAAATTTTTGTCGGGGTGCAAGTAACGGTAACTGGCTAGCCTCATAAGCTACGCGACTGAGGGTTCGATTCCCTCCCCAGCCACGCAATAACTAAATAACTAGCTCTAGGAAAATGGTAATCCGCCTGCTTTGGAAGCTTGAGAAACCGAGTTCGACTCTCGGGGGCTAGACTGTGGTCGTGGCAGAATGACAATTGCCTCGGGTTGTGGACCCGAAGTACGTGGGTTTGATTCCCACCGATCACCCCAATTTAATAGCTTGCCACGATTCTGCGCTTAGGTTGTTTCAATGAGTGCAGATGAAAAACAACGCTGGCCCGGCGTGCGAGAGAGGGCGATGGATTCGAAGCCTAAGTGGTATAGGTGCTAGTTTGTCAAGCTAGAGATAGCGGGTTCAAGTCCCGTCGATTCCGCAAGGTAATGGTATGCAGAGGCTAAAATTGCTTTAAACTGACTCTACCTCGTGTTGTCAGGCCATTACCGTTTTTGCCCTACTGGTGTAAAGGTAGCACGCAAGATTCTCAATCTTGTAGCGACAGGTCGGTACTGTCGTAGGGTGCGCTTGGTCCGTTGGAGTACAGGAAGCTCGTCACTCTTTCAAGGTGAACGGAGCGGGTTCGAATCCCGCACGGACTACTCGAAGTAAAGAAGAAAAGGTAACAAATGGATAACGAAACAACAATTGAGGGCTATTGTGTTCCCTCAGACCCGATGGATGAACTACAATGTGATTCTTGCCAATAATTAAATACTGGGGATGTTGCCGATGGTCGGCACGGTGGCTGTAACCCACTCGTCTGTGCACAAAGGGAGTTCGATTCTCTCACATCCCACGGCAACCCTCACGGTTGGTGCCATATACATAGATGGCAGGGTGCATAAAACCAACCAGTTGGCTTCCAAGCTCATGTGGATGAGCGCCCTCTTGAAGCGGGGGAGGTAGACAGTTCGAATCTGTCGGTTGCCACGGCTCCTTATCCCAACGGTAGAGGAAGCGGATTTAAGTCCCGCTAAGTGTGAGTTCGAATCTCACAGGAGCTACGCATATATAAACAGCGGCGGCTGGTCAACCAATACGCACACAGGATGGGCACCCAAGTCCAGCTACGCATTAGCAGCTTAAGCTAATGCAGGGTGGTGACCTACACCGATTGCCCTTCTAGCCCAATTGGCAGAGGCGTCAGTTTTAGAAACTGAAGGTTCACAGTTCGAATCTGTGGTGGGGCACGTTATCTGATATAATAGAGAGTATGGAAATGATTACGAAAACCAATAAGCAGTCGGGCTCAGTCCGACTCTTTTGGCTACCGTAAAACTCCTGCTTGACAGGAAAGACCTTAGCCACTAGAATTAGCAATAGTTCGAGTGGCTTTTTTGATAACTACACAGAGAATCTAAATGGCGAGTTGGCTGAGCGGCTTAAGGCGATAGTCTTGAAAACTATTTGAGGTAAAACTCGCGTGGGTTCAAATCCCACACTCGCCTCGTAAATAACACGTTTTTATGGTAGTATGACATAATGAACCGTAAAGACTACATAAGAAACTATCAGAGAAAATGGATGCAACAGCGTCGTCAAGCATGGATCGACAGTCAGGGCGGTTGTTGCGCTAAGTGCGGATCAACTGAAAATCTAGAGGTCGATCACATTGATCCTAAACTGAAGACGATGAATCCCAGAGACTTGTGGTCTAGGACAGGGACCATACGTGAAAAAGAACTTGAAAACTGCCAAGTTCTGTGCAATAACTGCCACAAAATAAAGTCCGGTTTAGAAAGATCGCTGTCTGTTGGCCCCATAGTCCACGGCACCAACAAAGGATACAACAGAAAGTGTAGGTGTAGTGCATGTAAGACAGCGCACTCAAAATCCACTTCGCACTATAAGAAACACCCTGTTGGTTACATTGACAGGTCATTTGGATAATTAACCGGGCAGGCGTACCGGCTCCGATTGCTAGTCGGCTGGCACCGCAAGGTGTGGGAATCGTGTTCTCAGTTATCCGCTTTGGGTTTATAGTATAACGGCTGATTACTGCTGACTCTTACTCAGTTGATCTAGGTTCGACCCCTAGTAGACCCACGATTGGCGCTGGCCCAATTATACAGAGTGGTAGCACCTTCTAGCCAGCAACATGGATTACTAGTTTAATGGTAAAACGAGCGCCTTCCAAGCATTCGATGCGGGTTCGATTCCCGCGTAATCCTCAATGTGTGGCCCCGCAAGGGACGTTGCAGCCCACACAGAAGTCCTCAGTCCGTAGTCTAACTAAAATCTATGGTCTGGGGCAATAAGCCTCCTTAGCTCAGTTTGGTCAGAGCCTCCGCCTTGTAAGCGGGTGGTCGGGAGTTCGAATCTCTCAGGTGGCACGGTCTTCGCGCTGGGCGCAAGCATCCTTTACACGGAAGCTCGGCAGAGTTCAATTCTCTGGGGGACTACAAGGTCAAAGGATACCTTAAATCCGGCACGGCCTTGTACGTTCACCCCTGAAAAACGAATGTGCACTATGACCTATGGCGCAACGGCAGCGCAAGGAACTGTTAATTCCGAGGTTCTAGGTTCGAGTCCTAGTAGGTCAGCTTGACAACTTCATAGAGTAGGTGTTAGAATCTCGACATGGATAATAAATTACTTGTGGGACTTGCTGCTGGTGTAACCGCACTAGCTCTTGTCTTCACGACAACACCTTTAACAACTGACACCACTTGTGCCACCGAAACTACTAGTCCTGTTGATAGCATGGCTATGGTTTCTGGAACCATTCGTTGGGTTTCTTCTACCCAGTGGATCGTTTTGGATGATGCAGGACACACACCTACAGGAATTTCCTCTGTAACGTTGCTACCTGACCGTGTGCGAGTGAATTACAATTTCACAGCAACCAAGGTATCCTCATTACAGGTGACGCCTGACGAGGCATTCTCGTCTGCCTCTGTGCGGGTTGGTGCATCAGTTGGTCTTACCTATGCTGACATTTATTTCTACATGGGAACCTCTCAAACCCCAGTCAATCCGGCCTTGCTTTCCAAGTCCGGTGCTAATGTTTGGTTAACTGGTTTCTTCAACATAGGATAACAATAATCGGTCTGTAGTTCAATGGATGAACGGCAGGTTACGACCCTGTACTATGGAGGTTCGAATCCTCTCAGGCCGACCATACCGAGTTCGACTAATTGGCAAGTCTCCTGACTCTGACTCAGGTAATTGAGGTTCGAATCCTTGACACGGTGCGTAATCGGGGGTAGACTAACTGGCAAGTCCCCTGTCCTTGAATTTTGATAGCAGTTCAAAGTACGATATAATGGGCCTATGAAGACATGCGACTCCTGTAAGCGGACATTAAAACTCGAAGAGTTCAATCGGAACAAGTCTCGCCCCGATGGGCTGCAAACAAAATGTCGTACATGCAGCAGGGCCTACTACAGGGAATATTATCGAAATTCCCCAAAAGAAAAACTTAGACTGTATAAAAATAATGACGCCGCACTTGCTATCTTGCGGCAGGAAATACGGGATTTAAAGGAAAGTAAACCCTGTACGGATTGCGGTATTAAATATCCTTATTATGTAATGCAGTTTGATCATATATCTGATAATAAGTCCTTTTCTATCTCTAGACTATCAAGAAAAACTAGGCGTCAAGTGTATGAGGAAATAAACAAGTGTGAATTGGTATGTGCAAATTGTCACGCCGAGCGCACACATAGTCGGCTGGTGTAACTGGCAACACGTCAGACTTTGAATCTGATATTACAGGCTCGTATCCTGTGCCGACTGCCATACCCCGCGTGCTTGACAATTAAATATCAAGGGTCTATCGTCTACTGGCTAAGACTTCCGGCTTTTACCCGGAAAAACGGGGATCGATACCTCGTGGACCCACGTTAGCTGGGGTAGCATAATCGGTAAATGCAGCACGCTTATATCGTGCCGATAGCGAGTTCAAACCTCGCTCCCAGTACGGCACAGTGGCTGAGTATTCAGGCGCTCGATTGCAACCCGAGTTTACGGGGGTGAGATTCCCTCCTGTGCTTCCATCCCGGCGTACCTGAGCGGTGTTCTAAGCCGTAATCAGTAACGGATGCAAATGGGGGTTCGAATCCCTTGGCCGGGACAAAGGCCGTGTGGTAGGTATCTCAGAGTCCCCCAAGGCTGCGGCATTAAGGGAGAGTAGATCACGGTGCGGACATACCCTACCATCTAGCTGTGTAGCTCAACTGGTTAGAGCGTCGATCTGATAAGTCGAAGGTAAGTGGTTCAAGTCCACTCATAGCTACAAACAAGAAAGCCCATCGGTTGATTCCGGTGGGCTTTTTGTCTTTTCATTGTCAATGAGATAGAATGATAACAGTACGATTACATTCTATGCAGAGGACTTGACTTTTGAACGATTATGACCTAACACAGCCTGTGTGGTTTGTGGCGCGCATTGCGAACAAAAACATGGGATATTTTGAGGCTGTTCCTATCGGCGCTGACCCGGTGTCAGGCTTCATTGACTACAGGATCACCATTGACGAGGAAGTATTCGTGGTGGGGCACAACCCAGACAAACCTATCTGGTCGTTGCTGTACCGTGCTCTAGAGGCGTCGCTCTATGGCGCTGATGATACGGATGAAGAATTTCCCGACCTCTGAACGTCGAACAGCAACAATTAATCTAGCTTCAGCCATCCACAGCCGCTGAAGGGCCTCCATCATTGTGCCTTCTGGGTAATGCTCCTGCCACCATACTGTCGGCTTAGACAAATTCTACCGCCGCGTCTGCTGGAAATCTAAAAGGATCAGCACCCGTATTTACACTAACTTCTCCAGCAGGCCAGTGTGTGAGCTTGCTAATTTTCCTAGTAGTTACGGCTGGTTTTCCACCCGCTGTTATCCATGATAGCTTCACCAGTCTGCCTACGTGAGAACCATTCAGTTCCATTGCGTACATTTAATCTCCATGTGTGATGTGCCAGCGGTTCTCTACCTTACGACACTGGTAAACCGCTGTGCCGGGTACCCTATTGGATACCCTGACTGCTTTGGCTTCGCTACTATAGCTAGCCTTCCTCTTCCCCGATTTGCTGAAGCAGCAATAGATTCTGGGATTGTGCCTCTTCAATTTCTCCTCGCAATCTGCTGATCGTTTCTCTGGCTTCCTCAACTATCTGAAATGCCACAGGTAGAAGATTGAGAAGCCTCTTGATCTTGTCGTCTACTGTGCCGTCTGACTCTAGCACACCGAATGTATTGTCTTGGAGGGCTAAGACTTCCCCACCTAAATATTCTTCGGGTGCGAGTTCATTAGACATTCATTCCTGCTTCCTCTAAAGCTATGATGGCACGCGCTAGGCACAGTTCTGCACCGTCGCTGTACTTGTGCATGAATTTAACGTGGGGTGTGGTAATAATCGTAGATATTGCCGGGTCAGTGAAACTTCTCTCCTCCACCGTTTCCAGATCATCCGGTGGAACTCTGCTGGCATAGTATTCCAGAACGTCATTTGTGTCGTTCATTGACTGCATTCTGTAAATGTAAATCTCCGATATACTACTCTGAATGATACCATCACCATACGCCATAGACACGTCTACTCGTAGTGCTCCCATTAGTAGCCCCTCTCAGGCCAATATGCTTCCAACGTTGGAATATGTCTCTGTCTCACAGCGTATGCTAGCGCGTGTATTCTGGCATCCATCTGGTGTCGCTGTCCGGGTATCCAGAAATCTAGCTCCTTAAGCTTCTGATCGCCCACCAGAGACTTGTGAGCAGGCTGTTGGTATACAAGCCTATCCTGTGGTGCTAGGACGCTTAGAGCGCCTTCTATGCGCAGTGGGGTAACGTCAGGAGACTTCACTCCGGGGCGTAGCGTGAAGCTTTCGGACACAATAACCAGACCGTACAGTTCGGGGTGGCTGAGTATTGGGTTTAGATTATTCGTCGCCGCCCACGTTAGACCGGAATTTACTCTGTACCAATCCACGAAACCATCAACACCGCCCGATATTTGACCGCCGTCAATGAACTCTAAGGGTCGTGTAGCAGACAGCTTACTTAGAGCCCACCCTGTTGTTCCTCCGGGGTCAAGGCTCATAATGTATCTATGTGGCGAAAGATCAGGTATTTCTATCAATCTAAAAACTCCACTTCTGCCCAAAACGGTATTACTATATCGTTATAATATCCATCCTCCATGTAAATACGCTCACTGTGCCTATAATGGGACAACTTAGAGGGGGTAAAGTTGTCTATCACATGCAGTACGGCATTTTTACGACGGAATTTATATGATATTCTCATTTTACGACCAATATGCACACCGCTGAGTTCTAGTGCTATCATAGCTCCCCCCAATTATCCCCGATGCCAAAGTCACTGAGGAAAGGCACTACATCACCGAACACCATTTCCCCGGTGACCCTGAATTCTGCCATAATCCTACGCGCTATGCTGTCTGCCACATAAGGTCCGGGTGCCTCTACGAGAATAGCGTCGTGCACCAGACCGACGATATGTGCGCCCTGAGATTTGATCCACGGATGTACCCGAATGGCTGTTGCCAAGCAAATGTCAGAGGCTGTACTCTGTGGTAGGAATGACAGGGCTTCCCGTTCGATATTGTTCTTGTTCTTTCGAGTGATAATTTCGCTCTGGAATTTACGTCCGAACGGATTGATCAGCATGTCACGTTTGTCTGGGTCGGTAGCTGCGGCTTTTACATCCTCGCGCCATTGAGCAAATTGTGGTGCCTGCTTTAAATAATTGTCGATGATTACCCTAGCCGCCAATGGGGTAACACCCAGTTCTACGGAAATAGCCAACGCCTCACGACCAAAGGCCAATCCATACTGCACAGTCTTGACCTGTGTGCGTAGCTCCTTCTTGTATACGTGGTCCTCAAGTTCTTTGGGAGTAACCCACGGAAAACACACAGGCATCATGTGGGTGTCAAAGAAATCACCCTGACCTTCTTGCAGAGCGTCGAGCATCCACGTATCGCCGCTGAGCGCGGCCATCACACGGAGTTCCGCTTGCGACAAGTCTATTTGAACTAGGGTCATCCGATGAACGCCTTCCGGTAAGTTTTATCCCTCGGTATGTTTTGAATATTGGGTCTGGAACTTGACAGTCTACCAGTAGTCGTACCATGAATCAAGAAGGTCGTGTGAACTCTACCATTACGCTCTTTATCGAGGACTCCCTCAACATAGGTACTGAGTGCCTTCCTAATCCCCCGATACTTTAGTAGATTCTCAATAAATGAAACAGTAACTGTATCTTGTGGTGATATTACTTTCCGCAATTTTGAACTCAAAGCTAGAAGATGTTCCTCATCGGTAGAGGCCACGGTGTATCCCTGAGAATCTAGGAATTTTTGTACCTGCTGCCAACTGTTGGGGTTGAAATTTGGGTTTAGCGTAATGGCTCGTAGCATCTGTAAGTAGCTGGTTACGTCATTCTGCATATCAGTAGCCAACTGTTTAAGATACGGTACATCCACCTTAAAACCGAACTGTTCTACTTCGAGCAAAAGATCAGACGCCGCCATTTCCAAATTGAACGCCATCATGTGGTGTTCGTCGGCAAGAATCAATGGCTCAAGGAACTTCCACAACTCGTAAGTCCAGTACACGTCCCATGCGTTGTACTCTGTGAGTAATTGTGTCGGGATAAGCTCATAGTGTCCGCCTCCCTTAGTGTATTTCGAGAGGTCTGCTTCCCACTCTGGGGCTCCAAGATACTGTCGTGCGAGGTCTTTTAGTTTATGCAAACCGGCACCCTGATTGAGCACATGGTGAGCGAGCATGGTGTCAAAATACATGCTCATCTTTACGCCGGTTTGCTTCTCGATGACCCGCATGTCGAATTTTCCGTTATGGAAAATAGGATACTTCACTGACCTGAGTTGTTCCCGCATTTCGTCGGTTATAGTTTCTCCCATACCGATAACCCACATGCACCACATATTCTCTTGGTAGAAAGCAATGGTGAGTAGTTCTACATCTTCGGGAGTGTGCGTCTTGCCAAGATTTCCTGACGTTTCAATGTCAACAGCAATGGGTTTGTCAAGGTCGAATGATGTAAGGCTGCGCCACGGTCCAACCTTTTTCGGGTGCGCCTTTTGTGGCAGGTAGAACTGATTGAGCGCGGACTTGAGGACAGATGCTGCATTAGCTTTAGTGCACATCTGCGCAATGGAGTAGGTGTAAATTAGCGGGGCAACGATTCCCGGCCCCGGACTCATTTTTCCAAACACTAAAACCGAATTGCCACTAACGTTTCCCTGACCTATCTCCACAAATTCAAAAGTGTTCGGCGGAAACTCTGCTACCACCTGCGCAATGATTTTCTGCGCGTCGGCGGTCATAGCCTGCTCACTGTAGACAGGCACGGTGATCTTAGCCATTCAGCTTCCTCGAAATCGTTGACGCATTTAAACCTATGAATCTTGATACTACACGATGGGAGTTGCCTTCGTCAATAGCTGCCCGCAATAAAACCATTGATAGGGGACGTTTATTAAGAACACTCAACCGCATCTGTATGAGAGTATCCAGACTGAGAGGGTTGAATCTACCGGCCCCAAAACCCCGCTTAGTAATTCCCATACCATACAGGGTAGCGGTACTATAGCCGCTGATCTGGCTAAGCTGTGCAATACTGAACACATCCCATTCAGCCAATGACATTACCTTGTCAAACCTTTGCTGCCTATTCAATCGACTATTATTATCGTACAGATATTTGGCATCGTTGAGTGCATTCAACACTCTATCGTTACTCGGTGTTTGTAGCATAAATAATCTCCAACGTTACTCGACCGATCATATCTTTCCTGATCCTTCCCATATCCTCTAGGCCATCTACCATTTCCTTAAATTCTTGTGGTCGTTTATCAAGAAACTGTTTATATGCTAGCTCATAGCTGACCTTGCCTCCCTTACTGGCTATGAACTGCTCCAACTTGTTGAGGTCCCTCTGCCAGCCATCCTCGCTGACCATTGCTGTGATTTTAAGAAGATCGTCGTACCATTCCTCAGCAAGATCAATAGCTGCAAGAACATGCCCTAACTCTATGACACTTTTTCTCTCATCCATTGCGAAGAGAGCGGATACTTTGGCAACGCTGATCACGAGTCTTTCAATAGGAGCTTTCAGCGTTTCAAACTTGTCTTCCTTCTGGATTCCCGTTTTGACTTTGATATTGAATTCATTAAGTCTTTTAAGCGCGTCCTCACTGAACCTAATGGGTACTGTATTCTCCCGAGAACCCTTCATTGACCAATAGTTCCTGTTCACCGCAAGATGCGTGACCAAGGATTCTCGGACAGGATCGGTATATGCTGCGGTAGTTGCAGGAGATTGCTTGAGCAAGTCCGCTGACGGATTGTAAGGTCGAGGCTCTACCAGCACGTAGATGAATCGGGTCAGGAACCCGGACTCAAAGTGCTTCACTGTCAATTCCTCAGTGACGTGACTCATGATACCCGTCATGTAGAGCATGAAGTTGACAGGCACAGATTTGATAACCTGCTTCTCCCCTGTGCTGCGAACAACGCCGCGTGATCGGCCTGAATATAGTTCAGTCCAGTACCCCACAAGGCCAGTCATATACCCCTGAGAGAATACTTCTCTGAATACTTCTTGTACCTCGTCGGCATGAAGCAGAGAGCTTTGATTGGGGCGGTCGCCCAGAAGCTTGTTAAGTCCCTGCTTGGTAGCATCGGAACCTATATCATAGCTGTAGTCGGGTGTTTCCAAGCTTTCTAGAATACCTGTCATATATCTGAGTGCCGTAGTCTTGCGATCCACAGTAGTATTACCAAGAGGCATGATCCAGATGTTCAGCTTTGTAGCCTCGAATTCGAATGGTACATGACCAAATTCTGCATATACTACCGACATAATCATGAGTGCCGATGATCGATGATACTTTTTAGGGCTTGTTGTCTTGGTTACAGCCCATGACTCATAAGTGTCAACAAATGTAAGGGGTAGACTGGTGCGCTCGGCGTCGCTGAGAAAATTGGCGGGTTCTATGTCCTGCATCAGGGGAATCAGGGGAGCACCATCGGCAGGATCATACTCTACTCGCGCACTCGGCTGATTTCTAGGATCAACTTCGGCATTAAGAATCTCTTCCCACAACTGCTGCATGGGACGATTCTCCTGCTTGAACTTGCAGCACGGAGCATCCCATACCAGTACGAGAACTTCCTCGGCAGAGAATCCCATACGGAAAAGCTCACCCTCAAGTTTCCAACGCATGTCCGAACGCTTACCGGGAATTGGGGCATCAAAAAGCAGATTACGAATGTACTTGTTGTCCGTAACCCTACTGAGCAATACTGTACGATCTGGTAAATCATCCGGCATCGGCTGAGATGTTCCGTATACCTTATCAGGCGTGCCATCATCTGGGTATGCGTTCTCTAGCTCTTCCAGAGTATAGATTGTTCCGCTGTAGTCACGCACAGAGACGGGAGCGTTACCTCGTTTGGTATTGATAGAACCGGGCACACGGAGCATCTTAGCGGCGTGCGCAAAGCTACTGTCCAGACCCTCCCCTTGATGGGCATGGTGCATTCTACGGTTGAGCAGGGCCACCCTGTGCGGGTCATAGTCACCGTCGAGCAACCAATAGTTGTGTGTGCGTCCTGCTGCTGTCTCTACTGTGAGGCTGGGAGCTATGCGATAGCCTTTGGGGTCCATCAGGTCGCTATCGGCGCACGCTACAGTGACGGTTTTGGCGCTGACCTTGTCGCGCTTTTTATCCGTGAAGAGATTGGGAGAATAATAGACTTGCTCTAATGCGTGATCCTCGGCATACTTGACCATCTTGTCAAGCTCTTGAGGGTACTCAAAGAATTCGCCTACTTTTGTGAGGTCGTTGGTCAGGACAGCGTAACCTTCTCCGGCCCCCAGTACCGTTTGGAAGAAACTACGCTGATTCATTCATACCATTCCTCTACTTAAGTGAAAGCCCAGTCTCTGTTAGCCTATTGTCGATTAAACACCCACATGGGTACGTGATAACAGGCTGGGCTAGTACGTGCTCTGGGACTCGAACCCAGACTGGACGGTTTTTGAAACCGTTGACTCTACCTATTGGCCTAAGCACGCTAGACGCAAGCAGGGGCGATAGTTTCCTATGGCCCCTGCTCACGATTTTATAATGCGCTGTGCTGTACTAGCTAGCCGTTAAGCGCACCCCATGAGGGAGTGGCGTTAGAAGCCACTACCGAGCCACCAGTGGTATCTGCCTTAGCGTAGCCACCAACCTCATTAAAGACACGTCCTTGAGCATCCGGTGTCTTCTCGTTGACCTTAATTGTCAACTGGGTACCCAGCACTTCCTGAATGTTATCGGGAATGCTAACACCCTTGCCATCCTCGGCCTTCCAACCGACCGCCTCAGCGAACGTGACAAGCTTCCACGCGGCATTGTTATCATACAGCGGAATCTTCTGGAAACGAATTTCCCGACCGTTGTACGGCTGCCCCGGCTCCTGCACCTTGAATGTCACGTCAAGCTGCGGTTTCCCGGCATTATCACCAGTCTTGACTGCAACTTCCTCGATGGCATAGACGGTGGCCTGCACCTTTGTACCTTGAGGGATGGGCTTGATTTCCCCACCCTTGAATGACTCTGATCCTACATTAATTACTCTACCCATATTACTGCTCTCCTGTATTCTTGGCTTCCTCGATCAATTCGTTGATCTTGGCTATTGATGGTTCATAAATCTTATTGGGAAGACCAAAACGGTTCTTAGTTACAAGACCCTGCGCCTCTCCCACATAAAGCACACGCTGAAACTTACCATCATTGTTCTCGAAATCCAAATACCCCACAATATCGGGAATTGTGGGCACGTCTTCCTTGGCACTACCCTGCTGCTTAGGCATCAAGGTAATGGCTCCGGTCTGCTCATTCTTGTCGCTCATAGCGTGCGCTGTAAAGATTGTAGGAATAGGGCTGGCATGGAAGCTACGCATCCAGTCGTTGATCCACATCTGCAAATCATCCCACGCACCATACTTATTGGCGCGGTTTTGAGGCAACTGCTTGAAATGGTTAACCGCCATTTTACTGCCCGCGTTAAGAGTATCGAACATTACAAGGTCAACATCGCCGGGATTGTTCAGCAACTCTTCCTTGACAATCTCAAGATGCTCGAATGTCGGAGTCTTGATGCGCTTCACTCCGGGGTACAAACGACCAACACCCTTTGCTGACCCTTCAATGTCAACGATGAGAACTCTGTCAAATCCTGCCGCAATGGCGGAAGCTCCCAGAATTGTTTTACCCCCACCAGCGGGTCCATAGATCAGCGCTGAATCGAATGTATCCAACGTTTCCACGTCCTCAATACCATCTTCAAAACTTAATGTCATACCAGTTTTACCTCTACCTTGTTATTTGCAAATACTTTTTGGCACGTCTTGTATTGTTCTTCACTCATGAACTTTTTGGCTAGTGTAGAGTCTACCTTAGCACTATAGAGTTCCATATTCTCACCGTTTTCACCCAGCGGGAACAACTCTGTGGCCTTGGCAGGATCGAACCGAACGTTAGGGCTGACCTCAATGATGAATCTACCCTCGATGATTGTGCCGTGGTCTGCTTGTCGCAGTCCTAGCTCATCAATGAGTTCTGAGACTTCCTCTTCGAGTTGTTTGATTTGCAGCTTTTTCGCTACGATATCATGCAGCTTTGTCTCGTCCATCAATCCCTACCTCTCTGTATAATAGTTCCGAAGATCGCTCCTAGCGCATAGCTAGAAGACACTTCGGTCATGCTATTATACATTTGATCCATCAACTGATTGAGTATCTTCTCAACCTCATCTAGTATCTGCTTATCAGTCTTCATTCTATCACCTTCTCATCGGATTTTCAAGCTACGGTGTTGTGAGTTCTTCCCAGTGACCATCATCACCATAGACACCTATCCATGTGTAAATCTTTGAACCCGGATAACCCGCTCGTCTACTCACAGCACCTGTAGCAGATTTAGCATGTCCTAAAGTCTTGTGCCTTTTAAAATCCGCAGAACCCTCATAATTTGTTCCACCATTCGTTCTACCCTGCAAGTAACTTGCGTACGGATACATCTCAAAAGGCAGAAGATCATTTAGATTTCTAGCAACATCACTAGACATTACGGCCCCATTCTATGAAGGACTTGATCGCACACGTAGCAGTCGGGATCAGACGGCAATATTTCAGGATCGCCGCCAGCTTCCAACCATTTCCATGCCGATACTACACGATCCCATGCCTTATCCGCAAGCTTTTCATCATAATCTACAGAGAACACTACAACATCACGTTCTCCTGTACCATCTCTGTTGATGAATACAAAACTGATCTTGTCCACAGGATAACCAGCCCGAATTAAAGCTCTCGCATATAGTTGAACCTGATACAAATACTTGATGGGCAACTTACCAGACAGCCTGTACTGCTCTACCTTGATACGCTTGGAGGTCTTGTAATCTACTAGATGATTCTCTGTTGACAAATATAAGTCAGGAGTAGAGAACACGTCACCATATCCGGGGATGTTTCCAATGAAAACTTTTTCCTCAAGGCGGGCATTCTTGAGAGCGTTGAATCGATAATTCTCCGGCTTGTCAACATGCTTGCTGGCCTCCGTCTCCAACAGCTTATGAATAGCATCACCGATCTTGGCACCCAACCAATACTTGCCCTGCCTCTGCTCTGTGCCTATAAGAGCATGAGCGAGACAATATGGACACGGATTACCAATGCTACTAGCGCCGATTTTACGTTGCTTCGTCCGTTCTGATTTGGTCGTCAGCAAGTCCGTTACTAATCGTTTGAGTCCGGCGTCGTCTAGTGCCATTCAATATCTCTTTCCGTTCATCTGGCGTCATGCCACCATAGATGAAATCTTTTTCTTTTGCAATGAGGGCGTAGGTTCCGCATTCCTCAAGAATGTGACAACCGGCACAGAGTTCTTCCGCAACCTCGGGGGTGGTAGAATTTACCCAGTTACCTGTCCACTTGTTAGGATCGTTGGGTTTACCATCCTTGTCAAACTCTTGCAGGCATGGCTCTGAGCCATCAATAACCCACAGTAGCTCTATGAAAGCCTTGTGCTTGTCTTTCCTGATGTTATCACTCCTCCGATGCTTTTATTTAAAGTTTCTCCTGCTTTATTCAAAGCTTCTAGACCCTCAATCAAATCACCAAATACTATGCGAGCGGGGTCATAGATAGTCGTAATCATATATCCATTCCTTACTTGAGTGGTACTAGGACTACGACTACTATTTAAGTTCTTGTCTAGGAGTTGCAACACCCTCTTCTGGGTTATACTCATACGCCCCCTCTAAAATCTCTCGCAGCATTGCCCCTTCGACTGTTAGGGGGTCTTCCTGAGCCTGCAAGAATTCTAATGCGTTGTTGATACGATCCATAGCTACCTCTTTGATTCTATCCCGCATGAATTCTTCCGGGCTAGTATCAGGAGTGCTCACGGATTTGGTAGCAACCCACTGCGTATACTCCTGTAATAACGACACGTCATCATTTACTGTCATAGTACATCTTCATCCTTAGCCACGTAATATAAGCATGGATCATGCCTAGTACCACATAAAACCAAAACCAACCGCTATCAAAGTAAATGATTGCAAAGAACAGACAAAAAACAGACCAGAACAGAGAAAATCCTGCCCAGAAGATATTATTAGTGAACTTAAACAAAGTGTGCTCTCTCTCCACTGCGTGACATAGAAATGAAACTACCGGCCTGATCTGCCATCCACGAAATACCTTCCTCGCTAGTCTCATTAGTAACTACATTTTCTTTCGGAATACCTAGTAACTCAATAACCTTATCCATATTCCTACGGCCTGTAGCAGATATCAAAGCAAAATCCCAGTTCTCTTTATCCATGAGTTGTTCCACAGTCTGAGAGAGATTCTCGCCCTTCTTGGTATCCGGTGCCGAGCTAGCACCATCTGTCATAACCATTACCACGACATGTCCCGGCTTCTCATTTTCGGGCAGAAGAGAAAGCCTGTTTCTAAAATGTTCCACAGCGGCTGCTGTGGAGTCATAAATCTGTGTGCCGCCTCCCGCGTAGAGATTCAGGTCCAAAAGCAGAGGGTCCTTATCCTCCACCCCAGCCCTATAGTAGTCATCAAAATATGCTACATCTACTGTCAGATATCCTGCCAGCTTACGAGCTTGCTTCTCCAACATTTCATGAAGTGCGCGTTGCATTACTGTGAGTACTTGTATGGGAGAACCTTTGTCATCCAAAACGTGATTATCATTAACATCACGTATACACTCTCCCATAGAGCCGCTTACATCAAGCACCAGCAGCAGCGCGGTAAAATTAGGATTTGACATTACTTACCTCTCAAGCTTTTGTTTGATTCTAGCATTGCTGCTAGATGTTTGTCAATGATCTTCTGATCATATGTTCCCGGCACGATGATCATGCGCCGGTTCACTACACGCTTCTGCCCGTCACGCGGTAGTCTACCACGCGCCTGCTCATTGATGATTCTGCTCTCGTCCTCGGAGAGCCAGATTTCCTCGGCACACTTGTATTGCAGACCATCCGTGCCTTCAGCTATGGCCGAGATAACCGCGACCACGACCTGATTCCCGCCTTGAGTCCCCCAGCCCGCCAATACGCTCTGCCTAACCTTGTCTGAAGTTCCTCCAACCCACGCGAAAGCCGGGTATCCAGCGTTACAAAATCTTTTCGCCGCCACAAGAGCGAACTCACGACTATGCGTAAATACCAATACAGGTTCACCTTCAGGAAGATCGGCAAGCTCCTCCAACGCCGCATCAATCTTTGACGAAATCGTGTCAACCGCATAACTCACCTTATTGTTGTCGTTAATAATGGGAACACCCAACGTGATCTGCCGCAACCTAATACGTGTCGTCATCGGCAACTCAGAAACCATCGGTTTCTTAC